CGCCACCTTGCCACCCTTTTTTGGCCCACCGTGCCGCTCTTGCCATTGCTTCTTTATGTCCGTCATTATCGGCTCTGATATGGGATTCTCTGTTGTGATTATCCCGCCCGGCTCCGCCCGGTTCTCCAATACGGAACGGTTGTATAGCTGGGCATCATAGTCCGTTTCCATGCTGAGCCGCGCCGATGTAACGGGCGATAATCCCCACAGCATATCGTAGGGGTTGAACAGCTTATAATGGGTTACTTCGCTCGCTTCGTAATAGCGTTTCGCAATCTCCCAGCCCACAATCTGCGAATGAGTATTATCGTATTTTGGTAATACATTTCTTTTGCCGAAGATATAAACAGATTGCGGGAATCTGGTGCGGGTATTTTCATCCCACCACGGCACTAGGAAAGCATTGCCCTCAATGAGCAGATAGGTTATGAGCGCTTCCTTGATATCGCTTTGGCTCTGCAGGGGATTCGGGGATTCAAACAGGGTTTTGATTTCGTGGGTCTTGACTTCGGCCTCGCCCTTGAAAAACTGAATCGGCACCTGACTAACAGCAACCGCTATTTCGCGCACCGCTATGTATGCCCATTCATATTGGCGGTACGGGTCTGTGAGCTTATCTCCAATGAGCGAAACATCCTCCATCGCTCGCGCCCATACTTGCTCCCACGCTTTTGCTTTTATGGCTTCTGCCATCTTAGCATCAATCAGGCTGTCAATGCCGCCGCTGATAACGGCAAAGGTATCTCTTACCTTTTCTATTATCCCCATCGGATTGTCCTTATAGGAAATGTATTTTCTGCTCTACCCCTTGAGCCATATGAGAATAGATTGCATAGCGCAAGGCATCGAGCGCATGGTCGTGATGCTTGATTGGCTCCTCGGTGATGTTGCCCTTGTTATCCGTCTTCCAGCAATAGGCCGAGCGCTCCTTGTTCAGATTGACATTGCCGGGGCAGGTGAATATCCGCAGCCGCTTCATATAGTCGATGCCATCCTTAACGCTGTTCTTCCCCTTTACTGCCGGGATAGCATAGAATCCCGCCCGCTGTATTTCCTCTATCTTTTCCGGGGCTTCGCTATCGCAATACAAATAATCATATGGCTTTATATCAAGCTCTTTCAACCGCCCTATCAAGTCCGCGTTGGTTAAATGGGATTCGTAAAGCAATTCGCGGGTATATGGTTCACCATCAAGAACATTCACCTGTATTATTGCCGATGGGTTGTTGTAACCGAAGTCAACCCCGTATATGGTTTCATCGAAATGAGCCGGGTATTCCGATAGCACCAGCCACGGCTTGAAAACCATATTGGTAAGCTGGGCATATTCGCCGAGGCCGTATATCTTCCAGTAGTCCTCGTTCTGCGCTTCTAATTGCTCAAGCTCCCGCACATAATCATGCGGCAGGAAAGGATTGTCCTTGTAGGTGCTATGGATAGGGATAATGCCCCTCTTTTGCACCAATTCCTGATTGATATAACCAAACTCATCGGTGGGGTTATGCGTCAGGAAGATTTGGTTTATATCCGCCCCTTCAAGCGGGGAGCGTTTCCGAAGGTTCAGCTGGATGAAATCCTCCAATAGAAATTCATTGGCTTCTTCCATCCATATGTAATTCCAATCGGTGCTCTTTATCTTTTCCGGGTCGTCCACGCTCGTAAAGAGCATATAGTTACTGCCAAACTCAATCACCCGTTCCGATTTGTTGTGCTGGCAATGCTGATATATCTGCGCGTCTTTTAATAGGTTTACAATCCATTTATACGCCGTCTGCCGCAATGCCGGGAGCGTCTTTCTCGTTACAAGGAAATTCTTCTTTTGCTCAGTAACAAATTTGATGATGATATACTGCATCATCGAGTAGGATTTGCCGCTGCCCGCTCCACCCGTTAAAATGACAATAGGCTCGCGTTCCGAATTGAGCCTATCAAAGCACTTCGTGTATTGCCAATCAATATCTATATTACTCACGTACTTGTATGCCTCATGGCATCCCTTTAGGAATCCCTTATGGCATCCCTCATGTATGCCTATTAAATAAAATTAAATAAAAAGAAGAATAAATACTAACCACACAAACATCCGCTCCGCTGTTCCCATGATTCCCGCTCGAAACATATATACGCTTTAAACGCTCTAGGATGGGCTATAAGCCGACTTCCATTTTAGGCAATGGGTTATCATTGGTTGAACCACGTTCGCCTTGCCCGGAGGCGGGCGTTTGCAGCAGCGTTGATGCTGGATTCAGTCTTATGTTCACCTGTACGGGAGCGCCCCCTTCCCCCGTCAATTCATTGCGCTGAATTGGCTTCCCTTCCAGCCTATCCCATATCTCTTTAATTGCGTTCCAATTCCCTTTACTAATGGCAAGCTGAACAACCCGCGTTGCCAGCAGCTGGTAATATGTTTCCTGCTTCCCGGATGGTATCTGCTCCAACATCTCTATAATCCGGGTAGTTAGGTTCTTTGCGCCCGGCGGCCTGCCGTTCGGGTTATGCGTCTCACCCGGCGCGCATGGCTTCAGGTTCTTTAATGAGTTCTCGTGCACCATTTTCTTTGTTTCCTTCTTTGTTAACCATCCAGTACGGGGAGTGCTTATTGGTTCGTTTCAGCCCTTTATATTGGTAAACCACATTGCCATCCTCGTCCCGGTCAATGGGAACGATTGCCCCCTGAAAGTAATTGAGCGGGCTGCGTTCCTTCTTCAGCTCGTTCCATGTTTCTTTTAGGAAATCCGCCCATGTAGTGTGGCGGCGGTTGTAAACATTTAGTGGGCCAGCGGTTGCCTGATAAGCGCAGATGCCGCTAATGGAATTAAGATATGCCCACGGGGGAACGATATCTTTCAGATACATATATTGCCCTGTATCGCGGGCGTTCATCAGGGCGTTAGTGGCGTTCTCGCGCTCCCAGTTCCCGAATACTGGGTCGTCCGGCTTTATCCCGCAGCAGCACCCCACATCGGTTAATTGCTTCCATGCCGGGTCCGACACTCCAACCGTCAATCCGCACTTATGCGCTTCCTCATGGATGGAGTGCATTATTTGCTCTGTCCACATATAGGACGGGCGAGTGCACGCTTGCCGCCCGAAATTGCGGTATATCTGTTTCAAGGGCAAACCGCTTATTTCTTCTAGGTTTTCCCATTTGGAGCGGATGTCACCCGGCATATTGCCCGGCACGAATCCCACTTCATAACTGACTGCTTTCGCGCCCGCCTCGGCTGCCCGGTTAATGAGAACCTTGTAGGCATCCGGGTATTTCTTTGTCGCGTCGCTGATGCCGGGGAATATCGGCCTGAACCGCAGGGATGTGCTGATGCCCCGCGATGATAAACGCTTCATGCTGGCAAGGCGCTCCGTAGCGTTCGGGGCGCGCAAATCCACCTTTGAAAGAACATCATCATCACAGCTTATGATGCTGAAGGCCACCCACCATAGTTCCGGGTTCCGGCTTACAGCGTCAAGGTAATCATCGGTTAGGAAAAGATTGCCCTTTGTTGAGATGCGGGTTGGCTGCCTGTACTTGTCAACCAGCTTCGTATATTCAAGGAACCACCCCTGATTGCGCTCGATGTTATCTAGGGCATCGCAAATTGCCCCGAGCTGAACCGGGCAGGGATATCCATTAGCGTTACGGTTATCGTACTTCAAGGCGCAGCGGATTATGTCGTGTTCCTTGCTCGGTGCCCCGGAGAAAATGCGTTCCAGCTTCTTCAGCGATGTTTGCCCGATATCCAGCTTGCGCGTTTCGCGGTGGGTTACTAGGTTATCGGAGAAGCAGTACAGGCACCCGAACGAGCATACGCTGTGGCTGTCAATCGCAACCGGGAGGGCACAATCAAAACCATCGCTTGTAAAGCGGACTCCGCCATATGAACGGAGCTTTGTTCTGATGGGCAGGCACGTGGTTGAATCAGAGCAATGGGCACCGTACTTCCTGCACTCTTTGCAGGGGTTCATTTCCTCATAACGCATTTGCTACGTCCTTGTAAAGTTCCTGCACCCGTGAGCGGTTCATCGTGTTTAAATCCGTAGTCAGCAGCACATCGTGAAACTCCCGCGTTCCGCAAACAATCTGCTGCGAACCACGCGGGCGGAAATAGCCCTTGCAGGCATCGTAGTA